AACGTACAAAAGCTTACATTAAAGATAAGCATTACAAAGACCCTGATAACACTACAGGTAAACCACGTTACTTTGCATTCGACGGAACAGACGTTAACAACGATACACAAGTTACATTCTATCCTACACCTAATGATACGTATGTGTTAGAAGCTAATGTTGTGTTACGTGATACAGACTTAACAGCCGATTCAGACGATACAAAGCTACCTACACAGCCGATTGTTCAACTAGCGTTTGCTTACGCTTTACGTGAACGTGGCGAAACAGGTGGTCAGAATGCAATGGAACAGACCGTTATAGCCAATCAAGACTTAGCCAATGCTATTGCTTTAGATGCAGGTAATAATGGCGGTGAGCTTGTATTTGACGTACTTTAGGAGATATAAATGGCAAAGCCACTACAAAGTATAGTTATACAAGCACCGGGCTTTTACGGCTTAAATACACAGGACAGCCCAACAGGTCTTACTGAACAGTTTGCTCTGACGGCTGAGAATTGTGTTATCGATAGATTTGGTCGAATAGGTGCTAGAAAGGGCTATCAGTTCTTAAACACAACAAGTGATGCTGTTGTTAGTATGCACGAGCATGTTAATGCTGATAGCTCTTCAGAGCTAATTAGCGCAACAGCCTCAGCAATCTATAAAGGTGAAGAAACACTTACTGACATAACACCTTCGGGCTATACAGTTAGTGATGGACAGTACAACTTTGCTACGTTAAACAACATTACATACATTTTCCGTCAAGGTACAGACCCTTTGTATTATGACGGTACAACGTGTGATTTAGTTAGTAACCATTCCGATTACGCAGGGACTGTGCCACAAGGTAACATACCTTTATCAGCCTTTGGTAGATTGTGGGTAGCAGACGGTACAGTTGTTTACTTCTCAGACTTATTAATCGGTGCAGCTTGGAATACAGGCTCGTCAGGCAGTATAGATGTTAGTAAGGTGTGGACAGGTGGTAGTGATGTTATTACTGGCTTAGCTACACACAACAACTTCTTGTTCATCTTCGGTAAGCGTCAGATAATTGTTTACAGCGGTGCTTCAGACCCTGCAACAATGGAACTAGCAGATACAATAGTTGGTATAGGCTGTTTAGAACACAGAACAATACAGAACACAGGTAGTGATTTAATATTCCTATCAGAAACAGGTGTTCGCTCAATCAACCGTACAATACAAGAAAAGTCAGCACCTATTGGTGATATGTCTAAGAATGTACGTAATGAATTGGGTAGTTACTTAACAGCAGGCTATAGCTACGGTTCAGTCTATTCACCTGATGAAGCTTTCTACTTATTGAACATTCGTGGTGCAGGTGTTGTGTATGTATTCGATATGCGTGGCAACTTAGAAGACGGTTCAAGTCGTGTAACACGTTGGAACGCTATTAACCCGTTATGCTTGCTATACAGGACTGTAGAGAATGACGTACTGATTGGTAAAGAAACAGGCGTTACAAAATACACAGGGCATTTAGATGGTGTGACAACGGATGGTTCAGGTGGTAGTGGCTATCAAATGTCCTACTTCACAAACTATTTAGACTTTGGAGCACCTTCTAACTTGAAGATGCTAAAAAACTTAAAGATAACATTTATTGGCGGTAGTGACACAGGCGTTACATTAAACTACGGCTACGATTATGACTTCGCTTACAAGAAACGAGCGTTTGTATTACCGGAACAGAACATCGCTGAATTTGGAATTGCAGAGTTTGGAGTGGGTGAATACAATCAAGGGATACTGGTTAACAGACCAAGTGTTAACGCTTCATCAGCCGGTGCAGTTGTACAGCTAGGTGTCGAAGTTAACATTGAAGGTAGTCCAATTTCTGTTCAACGAATAACAGCACAATCCGTATTAGGAAGGGTAGTATAATGGCTAATTACACTAAAACAACAAACTTCACAGCAAAAGATGCACTAACCTCTGGCGACCCTGCCAAGGTTATTAAGGGTGCTGAGTTTGACGTAGAATTTAACAACTTATCAACAGCAGTTAACAGCAAAGCTAACACAAACAATGCTGTATTAACAGGTACAACGACAGCCGTTTCGGTAACTGTCTCTGGTACATTAGAAGCAGGTACTATTGACGGAGGTTCATACTAATGAGTTTATTAGGTGATTTATGGGACAGTATTACAGGTAACGTAGGTAATATAGCAGCAGGCGCAACAGGCTTAGCAGCTACAAATGCCGCTATCAACCAAGGTAAAGGCGACTTACAAGCTATACAGAACGATTTAATGGCACGTTCAGGTGTCACAGCAGGTGACCAATCATTAGCTGAACAGATTGCAGGTGGTACAACATTTAAACCATTCACTGTTACTTCTGGTGCAGGTACTGGTACGTTCAATGACCAAGGGTTAACAATCTCACAAGACCCTAACCAACTAGCTCTACAGCAACGAGCTGCAGATATGATGGGTGGTGTAGGTCAAGGCGTTTATGGCTTAGGTAATACAAGTGCTAACGCATTCCAACAGGCTCAACAGGCTATGAATGCTCGTAGCGGTATGGGTACTCAACGCCTCGGTAGTATGTACACTTCAGCAGGACAACAACAAATAGCTGATGCACAGTCACCTGCAGAGTTGCAACGTTTACAAACAGCAATGACTACACAGGGCTTAACAGCTTCTGGACAGCCTTCTGCAGGCTTATTAGGCTTACAAGGGTTGACAGGTCAAGCAGACTTCGCAGGCAGCGGAGCAGACGTTACAGGCGCATTTAGCGGTATACAAGCACCGGGTGTTTCTAACGTTGCAGGCGGCATAGGCGCACAAGCTACACAGAACATGAACTTTGGTGCGCAAGCGCCTAGTGTTGCAGGGATGTTTAGTGGTGTTAGCGGTAGTCCTTTCCAAACAGGTGCTGCACAGGCTGTACAGAACCAAGCAATGGGTGGTGTTGACGCAGCAGGTCAATTTGCTGATGTTAGTGGTGCTTTTGCAGGTGTTGCTCCTTCACAGTTTAGTGGTTTGTCTGGAGCGTTAGCTCAGCAGGCACTTGGTCAAGCTGATTTAGGTGCACAGGCTCAGAACGTACAAGGTGCATTTGCAGGTATTGAAGCACCCACAGCACGTACAGGCGCAGGTGAATTTAGTCAAGGGTTGTTATCACAAGCGCAACAGGCTTTACAAGGTGATACACCAACAGCAGAAGGTTTATTTGAACAGATTCGAGCTACACAGACACCGGAAGAAGAACGTCAACGTATTGCATTAGAGAATCGTTTAGCCGCTCAAGGTCGTTTAGGTGTCAGTACAGCAGCTTATGGTGGTACACCTGAACAGCTCGCTATGGAGAAAGCACAAGCAGAAGCTCGTAATGCTGCTTCACTACAAGCTATAGGCATGGCTGACCAGTTGGCTACATCACAACAAGCAAGAGCTACAGAGCTTGGTCAGATGGGCTTATCTGGTGAACAGATTCAAGCACAACTTGACAGTGAAGGCTTTGGTCAACAAATGCAACTTGGTCAGGCTAAATTGTCTGAAGCACAAACTCAAGAGGCTTTACAGTCGAGTGTTCAGCAACGTCAAGCACAGCTTGCTCAGTTAGGTTTATCAGCAGACCAAATACAGAATCAATTAGCTTCTGAAGGGTTTGGACAGGCTATGCAGCTTGGACAAGCGGATTTACAGACTGCACAGCTACAGAGTCAGTTACAGTCTGAAGCACAAGGTAGAGCTAATGAATTAAGACAAATGGGCATGAGTGCTGAACAAGTACAAAACCAGTTGTTATCAGAAGGCTTTAGTCAGGACATGGCTCTTGCAGGCGCTAACTTACAAGCTCAACAAGCTCAATCAGCGTTACAGTCTGAGATGCAAAACAGACAAGCGCAATTAGCTCAACTTGGTTTAAGTGCTGAACAGGTACAGGCTCAGTTGGAGAGTGAAGGGTTTAGTCGTGAGATGCAATTAGGACAAGCTAATATTGGTGCTCAACAGGCTCAATCAGCGCTTGACACAGAGTCACAGGCACGTGCTTCACAGCTTGCACAGCTTGGTATGTCTGCTGAACAGATTGCTTCACAGCTACAGTCTGAAGGTTTGTCACGTCAACAGTCGTCTGCACAGTTGGCTGCACAGATTGCACAGACCGGTGCAGGTATTAGCGCACAGCAACAACAGCTTGGTCAAGGTATGCTTGGTTTAGGTATGCAAGCTCAAGAGTTGGGCGGTCAGTTAGGAATGCAAGACTTAGCACGAGCACAAGGTATGTTCGAGATGGGTCAGCAAGCTGCTGCACTACCTACACAGCTAGATAGTCAGCGATTAGCTAACATAACACAAGCTCTGAATGCATCGGGTATTCCGTTACAGCAACAGCTATCTATGTTACAGCCTGCACTACAGCAAGCTCAGTTACAACAAGCAGGTCAATTAGCAGGTACAAGTGCGTTAAGTCAATTAGGTACTGCCGAATTAGGTATGCTGAAAGAGTTAGGACTTGGTGGCGCTACATTGGATGCAGAGTTGTTACGTGCTATTAGTAATATATTCGTAGGCGGAGGTTCACAATAATGAACGCAGATATTAAAGGCTTGTTAGCTCAAGCAAATCCACAGCTAGGTAGACTGTTAGACGAAGAAGCCCGACAGAAGGCTCAACAGGCTCGGATGCAAGGTGCTAACTACGGGAATGACGCTATGGGTAGGTTTTTATCAGCCTACTCAGGCGCTGCTCGCTCGGCTACAGAGGGTGGTAGAGAGTTAGCTAACAGTGTGATGGGTAATAAGCCTGCTATGGGTAGGAATGAGCAGATGGCTGTTCAGGCTAAAGAAAAGCAGGAGCAGTTATTGTCTACTGTCAAGGAGCAGGCTAAGAACGCTATTTATGCTACTCCTTCTATAGGAGAACAAGCAGCTAGTAATTTATTAATGGCTATCGAAAAAGACCCTACTGGAAGAACAGCTGAACAGGTTGTAAAGAAATATGGGATGCCTGATGCACCTAGTAACACATCAGCGGCATTTATCAAGGCTGTTCAGTTAGGTATTAACAACGGCTCAATTTCTTCTGAGTCAGGTATAGCTGCTATAGAGGCTGAGCAAAAACAACCGGGTAGTGGTAGTGCTTTACTTGAATATCCAAATGAAGACGAGGATGCGAATGGCGGTGGTGCTTTATCAGCGGGCGATAAGAAGCGTTATAACAAATTACTTGACGAAACAAGCCGTTTACGTAGGATGAACACAGAAACAGGCGCTATTACTAGCCTGTTAGATACAATAGACCCTTCATCAGGCGCTGTAGCTAAAGTAGGGAAGGCTATCAAGACTGTGTTTGGTACAGAAGATGTGGAAAGTGTTCTACGTGCTAGAATAGAATCCATACGTGTTGCACAGGCTATTGGTAACTTACCTCCGGGCATTGCTTCAGATAAAGACATTGAGTTGGTGTTAGGAGGTACGCTTCCTAGTACAGCTAACCCAGAAGCTTTAAAAGAATGGTTTAACGCCTTAGAGCGTCTTAATAGTATTGCTATAGAAGAACAAGAAGCACAACTTGCTTATTTTGATAAGAATGAAAGTATGAAAGGTTTCTTTACAGAACGTAGAGAACATAATCTTAAAAGGTCTGCTGAGCTAGAGGCTAAACGTGCTAAAGAGTTAGAAAAGACTGTAAAGGCTGAACAGGCTCGTGTAGAGGCTAAACGTGCTAAAGTAAAAGCGCTAGAAGAACAGAAGGCTATTAAAAACCAGTCTATTAATGTAAGCGCAGAAGTAGGTAACTTTCAGGAGTTCTTATGATAAATATTAATGACATGACAGAAGAGGAGTTAGACCAGTACCTACTGAAAAACTCCCCTGCGTCTAAGCAATCCTCTGGACTTGATGTAGATAGTCTTACAGAAGAGCAACTAGACCGTTATCTTGCAGGTAAGCCTATAGATGCTCCTGAGCGTAATGAACTTATTGGTATGGGCAGCTCAATAGGCGGTGCGTTGGCAGGCGCAGCAGCCGGTACAGCTATTTTACCCGGAATTGGTACAGCTGTTGGTGGTGTTATCGGAGGCGCTTTAGGTGCTTTCGGTGGTGAACTAGCCGAAGACGTTATGTCTGAAGAAGACCTGAACTATGCCAATGCAGCTAAAGAGGCAGCTATATCAGTTGGTTTAGATGTAGCTACACTAGGTGCTGCAAAGTGGGCTAAGCCTGCATACTTCGCAGGTAAGCGTGCTTTAGGCTTTACAGCTGAAGAGGTTGGTAAGGATATTGTAGAGAAAGCAGCTGCTACAAGAGCTACACAGGTAGCAGGTACTCAAACGTCTTTACAGTCTAGTGCTGAATTGTTAGCTGAGAAAGGTGCTGTACTAACACCAACGCAGATGGGTGCAGATGGTATCTTATCTTTCTATGACAGTCTTGGGCGAAGCGGTGTCCTTTCTAGTGGTGCTTTTGATAAGAACATGGAGTTAGCTAACGAAGCGGTTAGTGGCGCTATTAACGGGCTTGTTGCTAAGAATGAAGCAGGTGTGTTAATGAAGGGTGAGTTAGGTGCTGCAATTGATAATGTTTTCATGGAGGGCAAGAAAGCATTAGGTAAGCAATATGAACTTGGTTTAAATGATGTTATGTCTGCTTTAACCAACAGCACTATTAACGTACTTCCTATTCATAAGTCAATAGATGGTTTTATTAAATCGTATTCTAGTAAACTTGGTGGAACACAGTTACAGGACGGTACTATAAAGCTATTAAGGGGCATACAGGATGACTTATCAGGTGGTTTTAAACTGGTAGATGAAGTCAAGGAAGTAAAAGTACCTTACACTAATGCTTTTGGTCAGAAGATGTTTAAGACTGAGAAGCAAGTAGTAGGTAAGAGAAAAGTTCCTGTTCCTATCCCGGCTGCACAGCTCATAGAGTGGCAGAAGAAGCTTAACAAAGTTATAACTGAAGCAGGCAATCCTTTAAGTCCTATGTACAATAAGGCTGTTGATGCTGAACTTGCTAAAGTCTCTAGCGCCTTATCAGGCTCTATAGACAAGGTAATGACTAAAGTTAACCCTGAAGCTTTTGGTAAGTATCAAGCTGTTAAGAAAGCATACAGTAAAGGTATTAAGACGTTACGTCCTGATAACATTAAGTCTATTGTTAATTCAGCAGCTAAAGAGGATTATGATAGACTTGGTAAAGTTATGTTACAGGAAGGAGTCACTAATCTTAGTCAGTTTAATAATACATGGAAAGCAATGAACTACGCTGTAAATTCTATGAACCCTAAACAGCTTACTGAGCTAGGTTTTAAGAATAAAGACGATTTGTTTAAAACTATTAAATCTTCGTATGTGCAGAACATATTCCCTAACGTTAACGCAGTAGACTTTGACATTGCTAAATATGCAAATAGAATGAGTAAGCTGTCTAGGGAAGAGTTAGCACAAGCTAAGACAGTCCTTGGTAAAGACTACGCTAGGTTTAATCAGATACGTAATGCTATTATAGATGCTTCTAAAAAGCCCGACAGTGACGTTGGTATTCTATCATTACGTTCTAAAGAACTTGGTACTGTAGGTGCTATTGCGGTAGGTAGTGTTACTGGTGTTGCAGGCGGTATGGCGGCTTTATTAGCTCCTAAGATGATGGCTAAAATATCATTAAACCCTAAGACATCGGCTATGCTCATAAACGCTATGGGACGCTCTAGCAAGACCGTAGGAGGCGTGGACGAGACTAAGAAGATATTGACAGCTATCCTAGCGGCAGAAGGTATAGACACTTCTGTTGATGTAGCTCAATAAACTAAAAAGCCTACATAGACCTATTAAGTCTATGTAGG